GGTTTGAACTATTTCGATCATAGTTACTTACCGCCACCGCCACCCGCATCCCGAGTTGCTTGTGCTTGCATCTTGGCTGCTTCAACTTCTTTTTGCTTCATCCAGCGGTCAAGGTTGAATTTCTCCACATCCTTGACCGCCCCGCCAAGAAGCCCTACTTGTTGCTCGCGAGCCTGTCTACGAAGCTGTTCGGAAGTAGATGCAAGCTCTGCCCGTTGCTTCATGCCTTGACCCGCAAGCCCCTGCTTGGCAAGGAGAGCTTCACGCATCGAGTACCGATCCATCGCTCCAGTACCACCACGAAGCCCCCCGCGGGAAGCGGCAGTAGCCCTCTGTTGAGCTTGCTGCTGCATCATCTGACGGTTCATCTGGTCAAGCGCTTGTGCCTCAGAAAGCCCCTGACGCTGCTCTTCTGCCTTGATGAACTCTTCCGGTCCACGGAGCTGAAGCTCTTCACGAAGGCCGATGGTCTTCTTACCGTCTGGTCCGGTGGTCTCTACAATCGGGTTGTAGGTAAGCTCGGGCATTGCCGTTTTAGCAAGCTCTTGCTTTTGACGCTCTTGTTCAAGTTGTTGTTGTTGAAGTTCCACTTGCTGCTGTAGTTGAAGCAGCATTGGATCTGTAACTGGGGGTTTTGCCCCTTGCGGTGCGCCGCCAAACGGATTGCTTCCAGTATCGCCCATTAGTATTGCCCTCCTCCGAATCTCCAGTCGTCAAAGTCACGATAGAAACTCATATCTTTCAAAACAAAGTTGTCCTCATCTGGTACGCGAGCAGTCAAGGTATCGACCATTTCCTGCTTCATGCGGCCCAGGTCTTCAAGTGCTTGCATAGTGTCCGGGTGGCCCTCTTTGTTGAGGCACTTCCACCGGACAAACTGAACAAGCACGTTGGTAAATTCAGGAATATCACATACGTCTGCGTCTACGGTAAACCTTTTTGCATTACGGATGTACCAAATAGTCCCATAAGGGGCATCGGCCTGGGGAGTCGGAAATAGGGTTATTTTAAGCCCCGCAGTAGCATCATTAGTGAGCACATAGCTATAAAGATCAGGAGTCTGAATAAACATCGTCTCCTCAAGCTTTTTAACGCGTTTGATCTCATACTTGTACGCTCCTCCATCGTTGTAGAGGATCTTACGAATCTTCTGAGCATAGATGTCAGAAGGAAGAGCGTAGGCTGCCTGCCCATTCACAAAACTGAGAGAGGTGTTTGTGAGAAAGTAGTCCTCGTAAATATTGTGAATGGCGGCTTCGATCATATCGACCGCTTCGTTAAAGTAGCTTTTCATCTCATCTGGAGTGATGAATGTCTCATCTTCCAGGTCCAGCTCCTTCTGCAAGTAAGCTTTCAAATCTGCATAAGTAGGGCTATACACCGATTGTTCCCTCCGTATATCTACCGATAAGCGTCCTTACAGTCATCGGCTCGGTTCCACTAAGCGTTGCGTCAAAGACCAAGAAGGTCTTGTCGAACTGATCGTACTTAAATGTAATTGTACCCCCAATTACAGAAGTTACAATCACATCCACTGGCGTAAATGTCAGATTATGCGCCAGTTTTACATCTGTTCCAGAGGCCGTTATTTCAAAGGTAAAAAAGCGCCACTGTCCCTTTAGGAAGGGGTTCACATTGAACACTTCGCTCAATGCCTTCATGTTCTGGCGTACGAAGTCGTCCTGGATCTGGGAGACGTAGAACTTCCGCTTCATGCGTTCTCCCCGCTAGAGTCCTGCTCCCTGCGATAAGTCTTGTAGGACTGATCGGTAAGCGGAGCGTAGTAAATGACGTAAGAGAGGATGTTGAAAATCTCCCCTTTAGGGTAGCCCCGGATAACCCATTTAACCCCCGATACGGTGGGCTGGGTAATGGCAGGATCAAGGTAAGTAAGTACAGTAGAACTATTAAGTTGAGTAATCTGGTACTCTTTTACATACCCATCGGTTTCAAAGGAGATGTAGTAATCCACCGAGTCGCTAGGCCACCCGCCTGAGAGCGTCACTTGTTTGGTGGCCGAGTTTACGTTGGCAACCCCATAGTCATCCGAATTGTAGATCGCAGTGAAGGCTTGGGTAATCTGAATCTGCTTAAACGAACACCGAAGCCCCCCAGCAGGGAAGCGACGCATCTGTTCGATGAGGTTAAAGAAGCTCCAGCTCGGGGTGTCTCCGCCCCATACTACATCAGGATCGCCCCAAAGCACGTTGGCCCTATAGCGGATCTCAAGCAGGTCTTCAGCCGCAGTAGAGTCGTCGTTGATCGAGCTAATCTGCACCGATACATCGGTTACGTTCTGCATCGAGAGCAGCATCTTCGGAACCCACTTACGGACCATTGGGAGGCCGAAGTTGAAGATCGTGGACTGATACAGCGGGATGATCGCTTGCCTTGCCCAGGTAGAGTACGCAGCAAGCGTATTAACCTTCGGATCGGTGGTGTAGTTAGAGTTGTGTTTAAACAGATAGCCCCTACGGTCAGCCCTGAGAAGGTCGTTGCCGTAGTAGATGATCGCAGTCGGAGCAAACGAAGTGCCACCAACTCGGGTGGTAAAGGTACTTGCCTCGGAGATGCCCCAGCGGAGATCCAGGGTGAAGAAACAGTCGTTATCGGTAGACGAATCCCCCGAAGTTGCGGCCCAGTGGATCTTGTTGTCTACAGTATCAAACGCTCCATAAATGCGAGACTTGCGCGTATCACTAGATACAAGATCTTTGTAGCGCTCGTTGATAGTATCTGAGATCTTTTTGAAACTGAATCCGTCCGTCCAGTAGAATCCATCGTCCCCCGCCCAAAATACCCCATAGCGCGTCTGCACGATGGAGTTGTGACTCATACAGCCTACAGTTTTGGTGATGTCTTCATAGATGACCTGGCCTTGACCAAGTTCATCATACTGTCCGTTCAAGCGGTATACACGCTTCTTTGAGAAGACAATCGGGTTGTCGTTATAGGAGGAGATACCTACGATTTCCTCTAGCAGATCAATCGTAAGATCTGCTGGGCAAGAATCAGGATCTCCAGGGATAGATTGACGGAGTTGGTTTTTACGAAAATCTGTTCCATCCTTGATATTGGCATAGTACGCAACTCCATTCACTACATGAACGTATTTGCACTGCGGCGGGGGGTCGTAGTCGAGCACATCGCCATTGGTGTACAGAAGCAAGTTTGATGTGATCGAAGCATCAGTAAAGTTATCCGTAAAAGTAGCTGTTCCGTTGGTTACTTGGCCAATTTTATAAAGAGTAATTCCATTATCAATCGTTCTATAAATGAATATCTTTATATTGGCAGTGTCGTAGTTAAGCGTAGAGCCGTTTGCCAATGTAGGCATGGCTGCAATGGCAACTTGATGTGAGCCGCTAATTTTGTTGTTAGTGCTCACGGGGACATATGTGACTGGCCCATAGTCCACAAACGTAGTCGTCCCATCTATTACATAGGTATATTCGTAATGAAACGCATAAATATAGTTATGCGAAGTGCCAGAAGAAGGTGGAGTAGCTGTAGGAGTAGTAGCAAGAGCAGGCAAACCAGCAGTGCGTACTTGAGGAGCTGATGCCCCTTTGTAGATCTTAATTGGCGTTGCGTAGTCGGAATTGACTGCATAAGTGTGGCCGTTCCATTCGGAGGTCGATACAAATGTAGCTGTAGTGCCTACCGAAAAGGCAGGGTTAGAGGTCGGCCCAACAAGCTCCGTCCAGGCAGATGCCCCCGGATACCAGATCTTGCGAGAAGAGGTGACATAGAGCTGAGGGTCCAAGCTCTTAAACAGTCCCGTAACCCTCACCGCTCCGTCTGGAATCTGAGGGTAAAGAGAGTTGTAGATGTCACTGCCAGGAACCGTTTCTAGCTTGCGGTTCTTGTTGATAACAAGGTTCTCAATAGTAGCCGATTGGTTGGGCTGAGCATCAAGGCTGTAGTCTGTGATGCCACCTGAGAAATCGCCTACTACAAGCTGTTGATTCGCTAATGGCATTACCGGAACACCGCAGTATAGGTGAGAGTGTTGTCAGGGCCAAAAACCCTAAAAGAAGTAGCGCTAAGCTTTGTAATAGATGGCTGGATAATCTCCCCCGTAGACAGGTAGAAGGTAATCGAAAAGTCGGACATATTGAACCCAGAGGGAACCGTAATGTCCTGCCTATAGCGCCCTGCCACATCCAAAACCCATGCAGCCGAAGGGATTGAGACTGTCCCTGGGTTAATAGAGTTGGCAGCAATTTGGGCAGAGGTAACACCATCATGGGTGTGGTCGTTAAGCTGCTGAATGTTGCTATTCAGGGCCGGATACCATACCGAGCCTTTATCGCCGTTTTGTGGTTGAATATATCCGTACGAAAGTGTCGTTGCCATCTTATCTCCTTACCCCTTGGAGGCTATGATCGGCCCCTATTCGTTATTTACTTTATCTTACCCAAAAAACTATGGAATAAAAAACCTTTTTCCGCTTTTAGGCGGAGTTACTTGGAAATGTACCCAATTCTTAGTGTAGTCCGGATGCTCGCACCATAGGCCAATCCGACGCAGGATGTCCTCATTGGCCAAGCACCACTTGGCAAGCTCCTTGTCCGGATCATAAATGTCACAAGCCATCCCCGCCAGGTGCTTGGAGGCAATCGCCTTGGACTTGCCCTCTTTGATAAGCGCCATCTGCTGCTCATCTGAACGGAGGCCGGAGGTGACAATCATGGGCTTCGCCCAGATGACTCGAAGCTCATTCATGCGCTGATGCAGGATGGCTAGGTTCTTATCAATCGCAGGGTTTGTAGGATACCCATGCGGATTCAATTCCTTCATGCTAATCATTCAATCCCCCTTTGAGATGCGTCTAGATCAACCAAACATTTACTGTGGGCTTCCTTGAGCCGCATAAAGTCAGCCGTAAACATGACCATGCAGGGGGCTTTGTCGGCATCGGTCGGGGAGCACATCTTAAAAAGCAGATCCTTATCCTCCGTAGGCCCGATCAGCTTGCCATCATAGGACGCAGCCTGGAGAGCGTAGTAATGGAACGGAAAAGGCGAGGAGGCCAGACATGCAGAAAGTGCTACCCCTAGCAGAAACCCCCCTGCTATTTTTCCCATGTCGGCCTCCCCGTTAAGCGGAGCTTTTCTGATTCATTCATAATCAGCTCACTTATTTGTGTAGCCCTCTCCGCCGGAGACTGTTGCAAAAGAATCACAAGAGCCCTTACTTGAGGTAAGAATTTAACAATTCCTGCCAACAAGCTGAGAAGCTCTGTCAGGCCCATTACTCTTTTTTACCAAGAGCTACTTTAAGGATGTTTTGAATCAGTTGAAACACACCGTTTGCTTTGATTGCTGGGATGAGGCTCAGTGCCTCGGAGATCCCACCAAGAACGGCAATTACCAACAAAAGTTTACTGTCCATTATTTCTTCCCCCTCTTAACTCTAAAATAGAATCAAGCTTGTTTTCAATACGATCAAGTCTTGGCGCAACTTCCCGATAAGTCGTAAACGTCATGTGCGCATAGGCCGTAACTGCACCCACCGCTCCTACCAGCCAAAGAACAAGCTCTAATGTAGTAGCCCCCCGCTTATCCATAACCCTCCTATGGTTTTGGGTATTTCTGCTTGATTGCGAGACGTTTGGCCTGGAGAGCCGCTACTGCGGATTCGCCCCCGTCGAAAAATGCGTTCATAAACTCTTCTGGAGTGGGGTACTCCGCCTTGCGAGCTGCCATGCAGTTCTCAAGGGCTACTTGGGCGGAGATGTCGATGATTTCGACGGTGTACTCGGCCCGGAGCTTTACTTCTTTTCTAGTCTTTGCGGGGATAGCTTCTTGAACGATTTCGTTAGCGTCGTTCACTACTGCATCAATAGCGGGGGATAGCTCCACGATCCGC